CCACTTGGATCAATTTTTCTGCCAATACCTGAGACAATTCAAGATTCAAATGGTGTAAGTTGGGGTGAGGATAGTATAAACGGTCTTGCAGCTGCAGGTGCAGGTACAGTATTAAATACTATTCAATCAGATACCATTAGTGAGGCAGGTCAAAATCTTGTTGGTGGAACAGAAAATGCTATTAAAAGTTTAGGTGGTGATGCTGGCACAGGAAAATTACTTAACTCATTTTTTGCATCAAAAGCATTAAACGTGTTTGGAGCAAATACATCACTTGGTGGTGTACTCGCAAGGTCAAGTGGTCAGATATTAAATCCAA